TCTACTTGGTGTAAGTCTCCCTGTTTGATTAATCCCAACGACTTACCAAACAATTCACCCACAGGAAAATAATTTGATCCATTATTCAGTACATCCGAATAGTGTTTCCTCCAGACATCAACTGCACGTTTGAACGGATCTTTTACTATTGTATAGACTGTGTGTTTATTTATATCCAATTTTGATTCCAATTCAGACAACCTTTCACTATCGTGCATCACAGTGAGTGTTTTTGGCATCCATCGTGTTACTATCTCACGATATCTCATATCTGAATTCCCAGCTATATCCATAAATACAATCTTCTCTTTACTCAATACCGAACTCATTTTTACTTTTTCCCTATATTATATTTCACTACTAATTCCCATTCATCCTTCTCATCAAACCTAAGTATTTTGACTTGATTCATCGGTGAACGGGATCCAATGGATCATCTTCAATTAACTTTACCAATCCCCATTCGACCAATAAATTCGTTATGGTATTCCTTCGTGCAATATCATTCTCAGACAAATCAGAAGGTTTACCATCCAATAAAAATAATTCCTTAAAGTGTACTATATAATAACGACCTTGCTTATGTAGAATATGACAAGATTGATATAATTTCTGTTCCTTTCTAGATGCAATTCCAATTCTACCTAAAGTTTCCTTTACTTTTAGAAAATCATCTGGTTCTGCAAGTTCCACCTCCACTAAATTTTCAACTATATTTTCAATAGTCTCATTCATTCATTCGTACCACCTTTTCTAGATTTATATTCAATATAGAGTAATTGAGCTTCGGTCAACAATTTTAATGCTTCTTTGGCTCTAACATTTCCATATTTATAATATTCCTTAACCAATTCAAGTCTTTCAAGTTCTGTTGGTTTTGTCCATGATTTAAGGTTTAGATACCCCTTTTCAATAGTATTTATAAAATAATCAAATTGGAGTTTATGTGGTAAATGGGATTGACCATTCATTTCATTTGCATCATGTACATGATCGATATGATTAGACAAATTTCTATTCACATAGAATGGTTTATAATCCTTTTCTACCCTACCATCCCAATTGAAACCACTTTCCATAATATTTTCTTTGGTCTGTGTGATAGCTTTCCAATAATCGAGCAATTCCCATCCAATTTTATATTTTTCTTCGTCTTCCTCTACAACTACTTCATCTCCCCATAAATCCTTTCCTATGACTTTTTTCATTACAGATACCCACATTTGTCTGCTATGTCCAATAAACAACAAACAAAATTTATTTCCTGATCTGCTACAAATGCAGATTTATAAGAATAATCACCAATAACACGAACAACATTCGGAATGTGTTCTGGTGGTATTTTTTCAAGAATAGAATCATACAATTTTCTATATAGAATCGGAGGATCATGATCCAAGTTATCTACTGCCCACTGTCTCATGACAGAAAATCGTTTTTCTTTCAGAATATCAATCAGTTTATTAAACTTATCATCCGAAATTTCTTCTAATATTTCATACTCCAAAGTACCACTTGTAGAAAATCGTTGCAATTCGTTGAGTACCCTTCTCCAATCAGGTAACCATTTCATAATTACCTCTGCGATAATTTTGTTATCCCAAGTCACAGACTCTTTTTCAAGAATCCATTGGACTCTACTCATAAATTCCTGAGCAATCCTCTGAGTTTCCCCCTTTTCGAGGCGGAATTCAATGACGCTGCAACGTGAGTGCAAAGGAGCAATAATCCTATTGGCAAAATTGCAAGTGAAAATAAAACTACAATTGTTACTAAATTCTTCGATAAACCCCCTAAGAGCTGGTTGAACTTCATTTGGAGTGCAATAATCTGCTTCATCTAATATCACCACCTTTCGACCACTACCACCCATCAATGAAATAGTAGAGGCAAATTCAGTTACTTTTGTTCGTAGAGTATCTATAAGTCTACCCTCGTTAGATCCATTAACAACTATATAAGTACATCCAACTTCCTCACATAATGCTCGGGCAACTGTAGTTTTTCCAATACCAGCTGTTCCCGTTAATAGTAAATTTGGAATTTCTTTATTGTCCACGAACTCTTGGAAAGTCTTTTTAAGACCTTCCGCGAGTATACATTCATCTATAGTTTTGGGTCTATATTTCTCTACCCAAAGAAATTCTTCTCTCATATATTATTCATCCCCCAACGAATCAGTTAGTTCATTTTCATGATCTTCTACTTCATCATGTACTATATCATATGTGGAATCTGGTTCTAATGCAATCCAATACTCCAAATCCAAATTCTTATGTGCAAAGTGACTAATATTCTTGGAAGAAATATCCACTATATAATCACCCTTCAAAAGTTTCAGATTTTCCATCTTGAAATACATTTCATAACTTGTACCATTACCATCACCCACTTCTAATCTATTATTATTCGATTTATCATTCTTCTTATCTAAAACATTGAGATATGTAGATCCACCCTCACTCACACAAGCAAGATCTGGTGTCGAAAGAATAGATGCCATATTTCGTACAGTCTGTATCTGTTCATCTGTCAACTCAAAAGTAATTTCACCTTCGGGCATCCTTATATCCTTTGTCGGTGTGACTACTGTAGTTTCATCTGCATAATAATATTCACAAGATGATCCATTCAAGGTAATGTTGACAGAATCATCTTTAAACGCATAATCTGCACCTTGATAAGTTGGTGAAGTAACCACATTCAAGAATTGTGGTAAATCATAAATTGCAAACTGTGTTGGGAATTCTTCCGTCACAGTTGCCCTTGCAAGTAAGGTTTTCATATCAGATACCGTTTTTAATTCTTGTCCTGGATTAATCAATATTGAACTATTAACCATAGAAAAATTTCTCAATATATCAATGGTTTGTTTAGTAATTTGCACTTTTACTTCTCCTTCAAAAATTGTTGATAAATATTATCTGCAATACATTTCATTTGCATAGGTGCAACCATAAGGCCTATCCTCGCAAGTTTCTCATTCAGGGTTCCAACCAATTTGAAATCCTCTGGTAAAGTCATTAATCTCATCGCTTCTTTAGTTGTATAACCTCTATCCTCTCTTGGGTGTAGATGAACTGCAAGACTCGTCTGCAATCCCGTTTCCGATAAAGTATGTGATGGTAAATCCCAGGGAGTTCTCCTAGACTGAAAATGTGAATTCTTCGGTTTCGGATTGTTTACTGGATCTTGTTTATACCTACGTTCCATCTCCGCATAACAATAATCACCAACTGCAACATACGTTTGATCAACAGGTATGTCCTTTGGCATCAATTGCATCCATTCATATTTGGTTTTGGTTTTCATATCATCACATAATATTTGTGCCTCCTTCATGTTTTCCTCATCGTCTAATAAATCATATATACCATCCCTCAAAGTTGGTCTTTTCCTATTAGGATCAGGAAATACCATAGAATTCACATTCAAAAATGTTGCACCTACCTTATCCATGATATCTTCTCTTACCCCAACCATAAAAACACGTTGTCTCTTTTGTGGTACATCATGATCAGCTGCATTCAAAATTCTATAAGTTCCATCATAAAATCCAGGACTGATCCCATTTTCCAATTCGTTTATTATTCGTTTCCACTGTAAGTCTGCATCATCATGTGTCATACCCTTTACATTTTCACAGACCCAAACTTTCGGTTGCAGTTCAACTATCAACCTTGCCATTTCAATAGTCAAATCATCTATTTTCTGTTTTGTACCATACACACTTCTCTCTTTGTTCCATTTTGCATGACTTTTCGTATCCCTTACTTCTATTTTGGTTTTAGTACCAAATATATCCGTGACTTCAACTTCTTCCTTACCACCTCTACCCTTATGGGTTCCCGATTGGGAATATGCAGGACATGGAGGACTCCCGTCCAATATATCAAGTTCACCAACATCCAATCCTGTCATATTGAGTATATCCGATCCTTTTACTTCACGGATATCATCCACTATGGTTTTAGTATCTGGGAAATTTTCGAGGTAAGTATCGACTGCAATTTGTTGGAACTCGTTGATGAGTACGATCTCACCACCAGCAAGTTTGTAACCAATAGAACTTCCACCCCCACCTGCAAATAACGAAACTACATTAAATAATTTTCTATCTGATGACTTTTTGACATCATCTAAAGTGTATCTCATATACATCTATTTATCACCTCACTTATACAGCTGCAATTTCCGTACCAACTATTCCAATATCAATTCAGTTAAATTTATTTCAGAACCAAGAGTACCTTCTACCCATGTATTGAATGATAGACTTACCCTAGTCTGTTTAGTTTCATTTCGAGGTACACTATGTCTTAAATAGGATGGAAACATCACAAGTTCCTGTTCCTGTACCTCAAACCAAAACATAGAGGAATTAAATGATTGGTAATCCTCTGTTGGGAATTGTTGTAGGTATCTATTATGGTAGGAATCATCGTGAAAACGTATCCTATCGTCCTTGACGGTAGAAATGTAGAATACCCCACTAACAAGACTAATCGGGTGGGAGTGTTCGTGATGAAATCCACCTGTATTGGTTATGTTCAACCACGACTGTGTGATATAGAACTTCAAATCATTGACTGGTTTATATATTTCTCGTACCATTTCATTTATTGAACTCACACAAAAATCATGTATCTCACTCAATTCTGGATTATTTCTAAAAATATAACTATCAACCGACCTTAGATTACCTGTATTGTCTGAACATTCACAAACAAACAATTCTTCGTATTTGTTCTGTTCTGGTTTGGTTGGATCTCTAAATTTTCTCTGTACTACTGGATCTGCAAATACTCCAGATATTCTTGGTTGTTCCATTATCACACCACCTTACTAAAATTCTGTACTTTTTCAAATTTAATCACTTCATCGAAACGATCATACAATGTATCACCCTTATGGGAAATTACGAATACATTTATAGAATCATCCAAACTATTGATCAGCTTCATGAATTCCTCTGTTCCT